AGAACATATCCAATGTACACTAATACCCGCAAACGCTCATTTTATCAGCATTTCTCAATTTCATAGGTTGAGGCTGTTGACATCCATTCTGAACACTCTGGCACGAGACCTTAGAGCCGATTTTTTCGCATTTGGTAGTAAGCGGAAACAAGTCGGTTATCAGTTTTAAGGCCTTCCATAACGCTCAGACAAACTTCTTAAGATAGTCTACTAAGGAGTCTGCAAACTTCGTGAAATCGCCGTCAGGAGTCGACTTATACAAGGCTCCAGATGCATCCTGCCATATCACAATTCCATCTGTCTGGGTATCTTCCACGACATACGCTGTTGCTGGAATAAAATCATAGTAGCCTTTTTCGTTTTTTGTCACCTTTACAACATTATCTTGCTCGGCTTTACTGATTCCAGTAAGCTCGTGTCCATTAATCATTATGGACCCATATCGACTCAAATAGTCCACATAATCCTTTGCGAACCCAAGTCCAAGATCTGTTTCTGCCTTTTTTATCTGATCGAGCGTCGCGCCCTTTCCAGTAAATACCTCGTCTGCATTTTCAATCAAATCATTTATCTTCATCATTTATAACCCCAGTGCAGCTGCATACTGATTTCCAAGATCGGTCCAGAAAGATTTCCGTTGTGCAGACCACGCCGCATCGCTAATATCCTTAGCTTTACCCGGTGTGTTCAAAATATTGGCATTCGGCTGATGCTCTGCCTCTTTAAGAATTGCAAGAGTTCCTTTTGCATCCTGATTTACATGATGAAGCTGGTACGCCTTAAGCTGTCCAGTTGCATCTTTGTACATAGGAGCATACCCTTGTTGCATCCTCTGAAGATTAGTCACCTCGGTACCATCAGGTAATGTACTCTTAAAATTTAAATCAATATCCCGTACAAGTGCGGATCTTCCGTCGACCATCTGATATCGAAGATTTGCTTCTTTGTAAATATGATACTCATCCATCGACTTCATCTGCTTAATGACGTCTGGCGGATAATGAGACTCAGACTGAATTGTTGCGACCTCATTCATGGTCAAGCCATTTTCGGTCATTGCCTTCAAACTAGCAAACTCGGTGGCTCCACCCGATAATGCTCCAGAAATTGCTCCCCATTTAAAGCCTTCACTGGCTCCTAGTAAAGCAGCTTTCTTAGCATCTTCGAAGTTTCCAGTTTGATAGCCTTTAATAACTCCTGCGCTTATTCCACCGATTGCACCACCAGAAAGTGCCATCACTGTACCGGTCTTCGCACCCGCGGCAAATATCAAACTGACCGCTGGAGCTGTTCCAAGTCCTCCTGTTACTGCTGATACAGTAACGCAAACAAGGATTACACCCGCACCTATGGCAACGTTCTTCAAGACTTGATTAGCAGTGCCATCACTATACTCTTCTACTTCTTGGACAGTTGTAGTACCATCATCGGCAAGTGTAAATACATACTTCTTTCCCTGAAATTGCTCATCAAGTTCTGATTGTGTGTAGCCAAAATAAATATTCTCTTGCGAGTTATATGCCAGCTGCTCAATATATTCCTTTGAAAGGTACTGAACATCAACACTCTCGACTACATATTCTGAGCTGTCCAGGTTTGTGATCAGTTCGGAATATATTTTATTTTCCAGGTATGATTCCAGTTCTTCATCATTAAGGTTTAAATTTTTATCAGCAACGATGCTATCTTCAGCAGCGATAACCTTCTCCGGATCAATATCCGTACTAAGCAAAGGACTCTCGCCTTCGTCCTCGCTCGATTGTTGCTCATTTGAACTTGCAGTCAGTGATTTCTCTGTTGAAGCGCTATTGGTAGAGCTGGCAGTCGTTGTATCTTGTGATGAAGTTGTTGAACCACACCCAGACAAAAGCAAAGCGCACGTAAGGGCTAATGCAATAAATCTTTTCATGACTCCTCCTTATCATCTGATGAATCCGTTGTGGAAGAATCTTGCTTATTCTTTTTTGACTTCGCCATGAACATTCCTGCTGCCACAATAATCAAAACCACTGCGATAACAATTGGCATAGCATTTGGTTTTTTCGTTGTATTTTCCGTACCTTCTTTTTCTGCTGTCTGTTTGCTGGTCTTATCTGACTGTTTGGCACTCTTATCCTTTTGGTTAGAACTGGTAGTAGCCGTCGTTTCTGCTACGGAAGCATCACTGGTCTTACCATTTTCAACAGCTATCATTTCGACAGATGAACTTTCTGAGCTGCCCACTGTCTCATTTGCAGTTTCCGGCTCAATTATTTTGCCATCATCCGAGAAAGTATACTCGTCCTTCTCCAACTTCTTTAGATCTGAAATAGACTTTTTACCATCATTGATGGCGTATGCCTTCAAAAGATTATCAGTCCCAACATAGATTATTTTGGTTACATCATCATCTGTGTATCGATTGCGGACTGTAAATGTATATACACCTTCATCCGTGTATTCTTCCAGGTCAGAACTTACTTGGCTTTCACGGACATCCAAGTGGTCCCCGTTGAGCACTTCACGTTTAATTTGGGTATCAAGATAACGGGACTTTGCGTGATCCAGCTTGAATCCATTCTCAGTATATGTACTAGGAATGAGCTCGTTTCCTGTTCCAAGGTCAATCGGATAAACCATGCAGTTCGAATTTCTTACCGAAAACTTGAAATAAATTCTGTACGATTCGGTCTTGGCAGGTTTCTTAACCGGGCCTACTAACTTTTCCTGATTGAAGATCTGATAGTCAAGAGCTACCTCATAGTCGCCCTCTTCAAAAAGCTGTACCTTTGTATCTGCTGTAGTTGTTGCAGCTGCGGCCAAATAATCCGTGTAAACATTCGTGGTCGATTGATTCTGGAAATTAGTATATTTTATTACCAATGCGCCGCGCTTAAAATTCTGCACAGGCGTCTTGAAATACTGATCTGAGCCATTGTCATCCACCTGAACTTTTAGTCCATCTTGGCCATTCAACTTATTCAAATTCGACTGGTCCAGATGAAACCACAAAGTAACGCGGTCACCTACGTTCTTAAGAAAAACTAATTTTCCATCCTTGCTTACAGGGTTTCCAGAAAATCCATTAATAATGAACTTTCCCATAGACCAATTGTAATGTATGTCCTTCGCCGTAATGGGATCTGTTTTTGAATACCCATCATCATTTCCTGCATTCACAAGAAGGCTGTTATTGGAATTGAATTCATATAATGGTGCGTCTGTAGGTTTTGTTGAAGCCTTCACGGCATCTGGACTCGAAATATAAAACTCAAACACAGTAGTTGTCTTTCGATAGATATACTGTGTTTTCATTAATTTCTTGCCATTTGCTTTACGTTCCGCATAGCCAAAGATAGCTCTTATGTAGCACCCATTAGATAACTGATTCGCATTTATCTTATAAACTGGATCCTTTTCGTTTGCTGTATCGGACAAGATATTAGTCTTTACATAGTCTGTGTTCCATTCCTCTCCTGTAAAGGAAGATTGAATAATCAATACTCCCTTCTTTACTTTCTCAGAGATATCAATACCAGCCACTTTCTTTTGGGAGTCCTCATACAGTTCCCAGCCGTCTTCTCTGGAATTTAAGACAGAATCATAATTAATGGTGAGGTCCAGACGTTCTGAATTATTAACGTTATCAAGATTTCCGGTAAAGTCGTAAACATCTACTCCCGCCGAATCTTTATTCCCTTTCTTGACCGAACCGTTGAGCGTTATTGTAGACAACGCCTTCTCCGAAGCCGATAGGTAACTCGGATCAACATCATATTTATCATCTTTATCACTTGAAGTATAAACGACTCCAGTGATATTCGTTGCAGACTCAGCTGCATCTACAACAAAATTATGTGGTATAAGCGCAAAGCAAAGCGTAACAACGACAATGCTCGTAATAAACCGATATGAAAAATTATTCAGGATCTTCATTGTGCCCTCGAATTTAAGTGAATAGGAAACATAAAATAGATATGCCTTAACTTTATTATTTTATCATATTTCACTGTAATCGTAACTTGTCATAGCAAATTTAAGGAATATTGCACAAAAAAGAAGCCGACCTCGATCGGAGGGCAGCTCCATTAGTATATTTCTCATATTCAGATTTCAAGCTCCACCGATGTTCCAGAGATGAATTCGAAGATTAGGCTCTTTCGGTTAACCGTGATGGTTTTGATGAGCTTCCGGACCAGGGAGTCGTCATACTCAAGCTCGCTGGCATCATGGGTGTTGAAGAAATCCTGAATCTCCAGGATATGCCGTTTTTGCTCGTCCTCAGCTGCCTTGGTATCCAGTGTCTGGCTTTGTTTTGCCTTGATGGCCCGGATCTCATCAGCCAACTCGTCATAGTCGCGACCCTGATTAACACACTCGACCAGTTCAGCTTGAAGCTTCTTCAGCTTCTCTTCGTAGCCTTTGAGTTCAGCTTCCGTTCCTCCCCCGACAACCTCATCCACGTTCCTGCGAAACTGATCTATTACTGGATCCTTTAAATCGTAAGCCTGCCGAATGGCTTCGAGGACCAGCGCATGCAGCTTCTCTTCATGAAGAGTTGGTGCGAAGCATGGATCTCCTCCCTTCACGACTCGGTTCCTGCAGCGCCAGACTGGTTCCTTCTTTCCACGGTTATTCCAGACAACTCTTCTAAAGGGTGAACCGCACTCTCCACAGACCAGGGCTGAGGCAAGTGCGTACTTACCGCGGTAGCCTGCCTTTTGTTCAAGGGAGTTCTTTTTGCGGGCACGCTTGGCAATCTCTGCCTGGACCTCGTGGTAGTATTCCCTCGACACGATCGGCTCATGGCTATTCTGAACATAGTACTGCGGAACCGTACCGTCGTTCTCGACACGCTTTTTTGTGAGCACATCTTCCGTGTAAGTCTTTTGCAAAAGGGCATCACCCATGTACTTCTCGTTCTTCAAGATCTGGAGAATATTGGAATCCCACCATTTTGTACTGCCTGCTCCATTCGGAATCCCATCCGCCATTAGTCCCTCGGCGATTGCCTTGCAGCTCTTGCCCTCCAGGTACTCTCTGTAGATTCGCTTTACCGTCTCCGCCTGTTCCGGGTCAATGACCAGGTTGCCATCCTTGTCCTTGGTGTACCCCAGGAACCAGTTGTGATTGATCTGGACCTTACCCCTTTGGTAGCGGAACTGAAGTCCCAGCTTCACATTCTTGGATAAGGATTCACTTTCCTGCTGTGCCAGTGAAGCCATGATGGTGATCAGGACTTCTCCCTTGGAGTCCATCGTGTTGATGTTCTCCTTCTCGAAGATCACCGGGATGTTCTTTGCCTTCAGCTGCCGGATGTATTTCAGGCAGTCGATCGTGTTCCTGGCAAATCTTGAAATTGACTTTGTAACCACCAGATCGATCTTGCCTGCCATGCAGTCATCAATCATCCGGAGGAACTCTTCACGCTTCTTGGTCCCGGTACCGGAAATACCATCGTCGGCATAGATTCCTGCGAAAGTCCAGTCGGGATTTTCCTTAATATATTCTGTGTAGTGGTCGACCTGCTCATCATAACTGGTTGCCTGCTCATCTGTGTCTGTTGAAACTCGGCAATATGCGGCAACCCGGAGCTTCTTGACCTTCTCAGCCGCTGCTTTATTTCCAACTCGTTTCTTTGGTGGGAAGTAGATAACTGTTTTCTCTGCCATCATGAATCACCTTTTTCCTTGATCAACTGGTAAACGTACTGTGCCTGTGCGAAGGGATCCTTCAAATGCTTCTTCACAGGCTTCAATGTGAACTGCGTCTGCACGATAGCATCCTTTCGTTTACGCTGTGGTTTAGCATAGGCTTCCTTCCGTTTCTGTCTGGCTTCCTGCACCTGGTCGAACAGTTTCTGGTCGATCAACGGTGGGTAGAACTCTGTACCCAGGTACTTTCGATCCTTCAGAATGTTATCGATGCCAGCATGGTAGCGGTGGATCTCAAGATCCCGTATGATCCCGGCAAGGGAGCTTCCAGCAGCGTACATCTGAAAAGCATCTCTCACATTCTTGCCCTCTACCTGGTCGATGACAGCCATGCCGTTTATCACCTTGTACCCGTATGGAATGCTTCTCATCGGTCCACTTCCTCTCGAAAAACAAGCCCGCAGGTGAACTCAAATCCAAGCTCCGTGCGGGAATAAACATATACAGCCTTTATGAATTCTGTGAAGAACTCCTCGTCGAAGTCCTCAGTTATTCGCATCCCTCTGATTTTTTTCAGGAGTTTTCCACTTTCTGAAATTCCGTGGTGGTTCTGCTGCAGCTGCACACCCAAGACTACCTTCCGGCTATTGAGGTCAGCTCGCTCTGCAGAAAGCTCCGCTTGGGCTTTTCTGAAAACCAACGGATCGAGAAGTTTATCTGAAGCCAGGATCGCCATCTTCTGCGATTTCTCTGTATTTTCCTCCAGCTTCTTATTGATCTTTTCAATCTCGTCACCGACATCGCTCTGGTTGATTCCTTGAATTTCCTGAACGAAAGGAACCAGCAGTTCATTCTGGCTGAAGATCAGCTTGTTGGTGACCGTGGTAAATGCCGCTCGGATGGCACCGTCCTCGATGGAAATGAAAGAGCACTTGGTCTTATCCTGGATGTGCGTTTGGCAGACCCAGACGATCAGTGGGCCTTCCACTCTTCCCTGGATGATCTTCCGTTTCAGGTGACCACCACATTCCCCGCAGATTAACTTTCCCGAGAACACGTAACGGTTCTGGTACTTATTGGTATCTTTCCCAATTCCTCTCTCCGCTCGGTGCTGTGCGATCAGTTCCTGCACCCGGTCGAACTCTTCTCTCGGAACAATGGCTTCATGGTGATTCTGATGCAGGTACATGCCTCGCTCGCCATGATTCGCATGACGCACAAAGTTCTCGTCAGCATATGTTTTCTGATAAAGTGCATCGCCGACGTAGCGCTCATTCTGCAGCATCTGCTTGATAGTTCCTGAATGCCACCGGTCTCGCAGCATAGATGGGATTCCCTTTTCGTTTAGCTCTTTGGCGATCTTATGTGTTCCAATCCCGCGGTAGGCTTCATCGAAGATAAACCGGACCACCTTCGCTTCGTTATCATTAATCACAAGTGTGGTCCCTTCCTGCCGGTAACCGTAAGGCGCCATGCCCTGCCTGAAGGTTCCTTTTTCAAATCGCTTCTGAATGCTCCACTTCTCGTTTTCAGAAATAGAAAGGGATTCATTTTCTGCAAGGCTTCCCAGCACCGTCAGAATGAACTCGTCTTCCATCGTAAGTGTGTTGATGTTCTCTCGCTCGAAGAATATCCCCACTCCATAGCTTGATAGTGTCCGGACCATCTCCAGGCAGTCAGTCGTATTTCTCGAGAATCTGGAGATGGACTTAGTCAGGACCAGGTCGATCTTGCCTTCCCGGCAATCCTCCAGGAGCCGGAGCAGCTCTGGTCGCTTGTCTTTCTTGGTGCCAGTGATGCCCTCATCGTAGTAGATGCCAACATAAGTCCACTCCCGGTTTCTTCTAATCAGCTGATCGTAATGCTTCCTCTGGGCATCCAGGCTTTCTAACTGTTCATCCGTACTGGTTGAAACCCGGCAGTATGCTGCGACCCTGAGCTTTTGATCGGTTTTCTGCTTTTTTGCTTCAATCTTTGTTATCGTTGTCAAGGTCTCGTCCTCCTTTCATCAGGTGACATGTTGGCTCTACTTTCTACTTATATCAACGATTACTTGGCATTAATCCGGCCAGATGCGGAGAGAAAGTTTCGCGGTTTTGCTGGTCAATTTTGTGATATTGGTCTAAGGTAATCAGGCCCTGATCCAGCATTTCCCTGAGCAACTTGGAGGCAACAATATAACCGTATTCACCGCGAAGATCTTCATCTGTGACAGTCCGCTCCTGATACCCATCCTCCCCTAGAAGATGTCCCTTTACCTGTGTTATGGATTTCTCTTCCCCGTTCATAAGGCTCACACTCCTTCCAAAACACACAGGACAAATTCCCGCTAACTGAGCAAAGGAGCATAAAAAAAAATGGCCCATGGGATTTTCCCCATGAGCCGCAACTTCTCATCTTACATATTTAATAGTTTCTTTTTCTGCGCATCAAACTCTTTCTGAGTAAGGGCACCACAATCCAATAGCTCCTTCAGCTTCTTGATTTCATCCGCAACGAAGTGCCCACCACTACCCTTCTCAGGCTCAGATTTCTCTTCTACCACTGATTCTTTCTCTATCGGTTTACTCACTGCCATATTTGGCAATACTGTCTTTTCCTCTTCTGGCTTTGCTACTTCCTCAGAAGACTGCGCCTCGGCAGGCTGTTCTTCCGTAAACTCAGCTTCATCTTTGGGGATCAATTGATCGTGCTCATCAAGATCCTCTGGCTTACTATTAGGAAGTCTTACAGGAACCTTGTCGTGATATTTTTTCCACTGCTCCGGATCACTGCTATCATATGGGTCTGAATAAAGAAATGCGGTAACGGCATCCGGATGATTCTTTTCTTTGAATTTATCGAAAAATGTCCAGTATTCCTTCACTGATAATAGGCCTTCCTGGAACATCTTTCTGAATATCTGCATCGTCATTCCAAAGACAATATCACCCTGAATATTGAACATTGCCCGATACGCTTTCTCCTCTTCCTCCGTCCAAGCACTACTATACTCATCTGGCTCCGATGCCTCTTGCGTTGGTGCTTCTTTTTCTTCCTGAAGCGGTTTATGAAAACGGTCCGCTATGTAGCATGCATGAGAACAATATTTTCTATCCTTTGCACTGGTTTCAAACTCTTTTCCACAGAAGACACATTTGCACTTTATCATCCAATCCACATCCTTCCACTGATTTTGTCTAAACTGTATCAAAGATGTTCATCGGATTCCATTAATTAAAAATAAGGTCCGAAGAGCTCAATTCTGAACTCTAACGGACCTTGACCTGCACTGCTTATCTTAGCAGTTCATTCACTTTCTTCTGGATAGCATCATAATCATAGCCGGCATCTGTAAGACGTTTCTTTCGAACATCGCCATTTCCCCATTTGCCCGCAAGGACCTCCCTGGCAAGCTGGTCAACGGACTTTGCACTATCGTGTAGAATCTGATTAACCCTGGTCTGGACTTCCTCGTAGGGAAGACCAAGTGCCTCGATGGCCTTCTTTCTGTCACTACCATTAGCGAACTCGCCTGCAATGACCTTCTTTGCGGCTTCTTCGATGGTAAGAGTAGGTGCCGACTGTGACTCCTGATTCTTCGCTGTAGTCTTATATCCATTGAAGCCGCCATTCACAATGATGCTCGGGAAGTCCTGGTAAGCATAGTCGAGATCGGCCCTACCGTTGATCCCAGGCACCATGCCTTTGGAACTATACTGCCAGATGCCGCAGGAGCCAGCAAAGCTGCAGGTGCTTGCCCACTGCGCACACCAGAATGTGTAACGTTTCCGGATCTCTTCTTTGACCACAGCACGGACATAGGACGAGGATGTGTAAAAGCCTGTGAAATATCCGGCAGCTTCGAGCTTTCCGCAGAAGGTTTTGATGAGACCGGAGCAGAAATCCAAGCCAGCATTAAGCTGGGATTTCTCCTCCATGTCGAGATACACCGGATAATCAAACTGCTTCCCAGAAAGCGCACGAAGGAAGGCGTCTGCCTCTTCACCAGCTTCTTTTAAGCTATCCGCGTAGCTGTACCAATATGCGCCGACATGAAGTCCTGCCGCTTTTACTTTCTTGTAGTTGGCCTCGAAGAACGCATCCTTTCCCTTGGTGCCGTAACCAGCTCGGATGATGACGAACTCGATGCCGCTGTTCTTTACCTTCTGAAAGTCAATGGCTCCCTGCCATTTTGAAATATCGATTCCTTTGATTTGCATGAGTTATTCCTCCTTAAAAAGAAAAGCCCTCCGGACTTGTTGCCATCCGAAGGGCTGCGCCTGGTATGCGGGCAGGCTCCCGAGATAGAAGGATCACCTCCTCTCAGGGCTCGTTCTTCGTTGCTTGCTTGTAGATCTGATTGATTCCCGTTGCCGCAAATCCACTCACGATTCCGACTGCGAGTGCGTTCACGATGTCTGTTGCCGGGAAGTCCGGCATGAGGTAAAGACCTGCGATGCCAAGAAGCGCACCGACGCTTCCGCAGATGACCGGAATCCAGGTGTCCGGAACCTTCTCGGATGCCTTGCAGGCAGCGCCGATGAGGTATGCGATGACCGTGATTGCAGCAACACTAGCGATTCCAAAATCCATGATTCATTCCTCCTTTTTTTCTCCGTCCGGAGATTGATAGGGCAGCTTTTGAACTGCCTGGTATAAGTTTTCTCCCGTGCCGTTCCCGCCGAGCGCCTTGTAGGGTTTGTAGAGATATTCCAGGTTCTCCCTGTCATCAAGGCTTGCCCAGCCACGGGCAATAAAAATGCTGCATGCGGCATAGAGCCTGTCATGTAGCAGAGCGAGAATTCCTTCCCGCAGAACGTCATATTCGGTTTTCTTACTCTTGAGCTTCTTCACGCACCATGTGAGAATCGCAATGATGACCGCAAAGAGCTCCTGTATCCAGTACTTCAAGATCCAGTCCATTGGACACCTCCTTATGAATCACTTCCGGGAGTGCCTGGAAGTGTAACCGTTTGTCTGCCTCCGTTTGAATCCTCAAGGATGATTTCGTTTCCCTCGAGCGAGAGCTTGTAGGTTGTGTCGGTGAATATCGCGTTCTCTGGCACCTCTGTCTTGAGAGAAGCGATCAGGCTGTTTAGAGCCGTCACGATAGAAAGGATCACCTTTGAGGAACCTTTGTATTCCACCTTATGAATCGACATTGTAAAAATCCTCCGATCTCTTTACGGCTCCGATATTCCTTCCGGTGTATGCTTTCAGATCAGTGATGATCCGGTCGGTATCGAAAAGCCGGATCTGTGAGCTTGTGATGGAGGGCCGCTCCGAACGCGACTGCGGCAAGGAAATGGGAATGCCCCGGAATACTTTCGTCTATAAAAGGGACAAGCTGCTTGCCGCACTTGCCGATTATCTGAAGGATTCCATCTAAACTTCAACGCCTCTCTCTGGTTCCTGCTGGAGAGAGGCATCTTTTTTTCAAAAACTTTCTGAGCTTTTCGGCCAAACGGCACTTTGACCTCCATTGGGCAGTGGAAAGAGCAAAAACGACAACCGCTCCTTCCAAGGAGGTGAACGAGATGTACGGAACCGATAACCGGGCACGCACTGCAGACAAGGAACTCATTGAAGTCCTGACTGCAATCAGCGTCGTGTCCAAGCGTCTGGCAAGAAAACTCATGATACTTGCCGATCAGAGTCAACACATGGAAGGAGGAAAAGCAGATGAGCGATATGGGCGATATGGCTGCAACTATCGAAGAACTGCGGAATGCCGCTGCCGCTATTAACGACGCAGCGAACTGGCTGGCCGAGGCTTTCAGCTCTACGGACGCCACCGCAAAGGCACCTGCTGCAGAACAGGCATTGACGCTGGAAGAAGTGAGAGCCGTACTCGCTGAAAAATCCCGCGCTGGGCATACCGCCAAGATTCGCTCGCTGCTTCAGAAGTACGGAGCAGATAAGCTCTCGAAGATTGATCCCTCGAACTACAAGGCGCTGCTTGCTGATGCGGAGGTACTGGACAATGCCACCTAAAGGACACGCAATACTCTCCGCGTCATCTTCAGAGAGGTGGTTACACTGCCCGCCTTCCGCCCGGCTCTGTGAGAGTTATACGGACAAAGGCAGCGACTACGCCGCCGAAGGAACTGACGCCCATGCGCTTTGCGAGTACAAGCTCCGTATGGCGCTGGGGCTCCCGGCTGAAGACCCCACTGAGAACCTGACCTGGTACAACGAGGAAATGGACGACTGTGCCAACGGCTATGCCGCTTATGTACTCGAACAGGTCGAGGCCGCTAAGCAGGTCTGCGCCGATCCGGTGGTGCTCATTGAACAGCGCGTCGACTTCTCCCGCTGGGTGGAGGATGGCTTCGGAACGGCGGACGCTCTCATCATCGCGGATGGCACTCTCAAAATCTGCGATTACAAACACGGACTTGGCGTGCTCGTCCGGGCGAAGGAAAATCCGCAGCTTATGTGTTACGCCCTTGGCACGCTGGAACTGTTCGACAAAATCTACGACATCGACATGGTCAGCATGACCATCTACCAGCCGCGCCGGGACAACGTCAGCACCTTCGAAATGTCAAAGGACGACCTTTACCAGTGGGCTGACGAGGTGCTGAAGCCCACCGCCGCACTCGCGTTTGCAGGAGACGGCAACTTTCTCTGCGGAGAATGGTGCGGATTCTGCAAGGCAAAGAACGAGTGCCGCGCCCGTGCCGAAGCAAATCTCGCTCTGGCACAGTACGAGTTCAAGCTCCCGCCGCTCCTCACGGATGAGGATATCGAAGAAATCCTTGCCAAGGTGGACGAGCTCGTCGCATGGGCCTCCGACATCAAGGAATATGCCATGCAACAGGCAATCAGCGGCAAGGAATGGTCCGGCTGGAAACTTGTCGAGGGCCGTTCCAATCGAAAGTACGTCAACGATACGGTTGTTGCCGATGTCGTTGAACATGCGGGCTATGACCCGTATGAACGCAAGGTGCTCGGTGTCACCGCCATGCAAAAGCTGCTCGGAAAGTCCCGCTTTGATGAGCTTCTGAGCCCCTACATCGAAAAGCCGCAAGGCAAACCCGCTTTAGTGCCGGAGAGCGATAAACGTCCGGCAATGTCAACGGCAGCAGCCGATTTCAAAGAAAATTAAGGAGGACAATCATATGTCTAACAATACGAACAAGGTCAACAACCCCATGAAAGTTATCACCGGTCCCGATACCCGCTGGTCCTATGCCAACGTCTGGGAGCCGAAGTCCATCAACGGCGGCACTCCGAAATACAGTGTCAGCCTCATCATTCCGAAGTCCGACACCAAGACCGTCACCAAGCTGAAGGCCGCTATCGAAGCCGCATATCACGAGGGCGAGTCCAAGCTCAAGGGCAACGGCAAGACCGTGCCGCCGCTGGCCGCGATCAAGACGCCTATGCGCGACGGCGACGTCGAGCGTCCGGATGATCCCGCTTATGCCAATGCCTACTTTATCAACGCAAACTCCGCAACCGCGCCCGGCATTGTGGACGCCGACCGCAATCCCGTCATCACCCGCTCCGAGGTGTACTCCGGCGTGTATGGCCGTGCCAGCATCAACCTGTACGCGTTCAATAGCAACGGCAACAAGGGTATCGCCTGCGGTTTGAACAACCTGCAGCTTATCCGCGTCGGCGAGCCCCTTGGCGGCAAGACCAGTGCCGAGAATGACTTCGCATCCGACAACGACGACGATTTTCTGAACTAAGGAGGAAAACGACCATGACTACATTGCAGGCAATTTTAGTAACCGTGCTTATCGCCATTTGGCTTATCTTCAGTGTTGTATTCCTGATCACCGCAATTCAGAGCTGGATCTATGACCGCAAGCGAGAAAAGCGTGAGCAGGATCAGGCTGCCCGTGATGAGGAGTACCACCAGAAGCGTATGGAGCAGATCAACAAGTAAGGTCTGACCCGTGGGTGGTGGGAGTAATCCTGCCACCCTTTTGGGGTTATGAAAGGACGATCATATGAAAAATGAAATATGGAAAGACATACCCGGCTATGAGGGCGAATATCAGGCAAGCACTATGGGCCGCATTAAAAGCCTTGAGCGCATGGCCGTCAGTAAGAATTGGTATACAGGAAAGCCATTCTACCGTACCGTTCCAGAACGAATTCTAAAACCCGGTCGCTATTGTAAATGCGGCCATGTTTCTGTAATTCTTCGCCGAGGCACCAACGGCAAACCTGTACACCAGCTCGTTATAAAAACTTTTGTTGGAGAGCCTCCAGAGGGTATGGAGGTACTTCATTTAAATGGTATACCAACTGATAATCGTTTATCTAATCTTCGCTATGGTACCAGAACCGACAACATTCTTGATGTTTATCGGCAAGGAAAGCTATGGAGAAAGCTGTCTACTGATGATGTTGGAGCGATTCGATTTGGAATTTGGTGTGGCATACGCGGCTCTGACCTTGCTGCCATGTATGGTGTATCACAGTCGATTATCAGCGCCATAAAACACGGGAGGATATTTTCATGGCTACCATAACATCATTGTCCGTGGACTTGGAAACTTTCAGTAGCATCAACCTCTCAAAATCAGGTGTTTACCGCTATGTGGAGTCTCCGGATTTTGAGATTCTTCTGTTTGGTTATAGTGCGGATGGCGGTCCTGTTCAGGTCATCGACCTCGCCTGCGGTGAAACGCTGCCGGATGAAGTCAAAGCCGCACTCACAGATGAAGCCGTAATGAAGTGGGCTTTCAACGCCAGCTTTGAACGGATCTGTCTGTCCAGATATCTGGGCTTGCCGACCGGCCGTTATCTGGACCCCGGCCAGTGGCGTTGCTCCATGATCTGGGCTGCCACTATGGGTCTGCCGCTTTCATTGGAGGGCGTCGGCGCTGTGCTCAAGCTGGGCAAGCAGAAGCTCACCGAGGGCACGGACCTCATCAAATACTTCTGCCAGCCCTGCACGCCAACGAAGTCCAATGGCGGCCGTACCCGCAACTATCCCTATCATGCGCCGGAAAAATGGTCCATGTTCAAGAAATACAACCTTCGTGATGTCGAGACGGAAATGTCAATACAGGCAAGGCTCGCAAACTTCCCGGTACCGGAATCCGTATGGAATGAATACCACCTCGATCAGGAGATCAATGACCGGGGCGTTGCTCTGGATATGACACTGGTCAGACAGGCCATAGACATGGACGGCCGGTCCCGCCTGCAGCTTACCACGGCCATGAAGAAGCTGACCGAACTGGATAATCCAAACTCGGTGCAGCAGATGAAGCAGTGGCTTGCGGATAACGGTCTGGAAACGGATACCCTCGGCAAGAAAGCCGTCGCGGAGCTTTTGAAAACGGCACCGGAACCGCTCGGCGATGCGCTCTCCCTCCGACAGCAGCTTGCCAAATCGTCGGTGCGGAAATACCAGACCATGGAAACCGCCGTCTGTGCCGACGGCCGTGCCCGTGGGATGTTCCAATTTTATGGTGCGAATCGAACCGGTCGATGGGCCGGCAGGCTCATCCAAATGCAAAACCTGCCTCAGAACCATCTTCCCGATCTGGAACAGGCTCGTGCCCTTGTGCGCTGCGGAGATTATGAGGCACTGGAGCTTCTCTATGAAGATGTCCCAGACACACTTTCACAGCTTATCCGCACCGCTTTTGTGCCAAGAGCCGGAGCCAAATTTATCGTATCAGACTTCAGCGCCATCGAAGCTCGTGTCATCGCGTGGTTCGCCAGTGAACAGTGGCGGCAGGATGTCTTTGCCAAGGGCGGCGATATTTACTGTGCCAGTGCCAGTCAGATGTTCAAGGTTCCAGTCGAGAAGCATGGCGTCAACGGGCACCTGCGGCAAAAAGGCAAGGTTGCGGAATTGGCGCTCGGTTATGGCGGCTCTGTCGGTGCACTCAAGGCGATGGGCGCTCTGGAGATGGGCCTTACCGAGGATGAGCTTCCTCCTCTGGTCGATGCGTGGCGGCAGTCAAACCCGAAAATCGTGAAGCTCTGGTGGGATGTAGATCGCGCGGCCATGGAGGCGGTTCGCAATAAGCATACCAACAGTACGCACGGAATCATCTTTTCCTGCCAGAGCGGGATGCTCTTTATCACGCTGCCCTCCGGCCGGAGACTCGCTTATGTGAAACCGCGCATCGGTGAAAACAAATTCGGCGGTCAGTGTATTACCTACGAGGGTGTCGGCGGCACGAAGAAGTGGGAGCGGCTGGATTCCTACGGCCCGAAATTCGTGGAAAACATCGTTCAGGCGACCAGCCGGGACATTCTTTGCTATGCCATGCAGACGCTTCGAAACTGCTCCATTGTCATGCACATTCACGATGAAGTGGTCATCGAGGCTGATCCGCGCATGTCTCTGCAGGCGGTCTGCGAACAGATGGGCAGAACACCACCTTGGGCGAAGGGACTCCTGCTGCGGGCGGATGGCTACGTTACAGACTTTTATAAAAAAGATTAAAAAATATCCGCTCAAATCAGGCGTTCATCTCCAGTGGAAAATTAGAGGTGGACGCCTTTTCTATATCCACCCGGAAAGGAGAACTCCAAA